CCACGCCGGGTGGCGACACTGGCTGGCAGCGCGCGGATCAGATGTACGGCACCACGCCGTCGGGTAACGCGATGGCGAATGCACCCGGCTTGACCGGTACGGTGCCGCCCGGTTCGCCGCAGTACCTGGGCTCCATGCCTGCCCAGGCAGCGCTCGCCGCGGCGCAGGCGATGCCGGCCTACGGTGGGCCGGGCGTGCCGTTCAGCGGCACCATGCCGCAGCTACCGGGCTATCCGTATTGACTCTCTGGAGGAGATGACAGAACATGGCTGACGAACAACCACAAAACACTCCTTCTGCGGAGCCATCGCCGAGCACCGATGTCGAGGCATCAGCGCCGGCTTCTGAGCAGACCGACGAGCCGCCTTCGTCGCCTTCCTGGTGGCAGCGATTGTTCAATCGCCGCCCCGTTGGGCAGGAGGACGCTCCGTCTAGCCAGGAGCAGGCCGCCAGTGCCGATCCCGTCAAGGTGGTGCTGACCCAGGATGAGTTAGAGCGCAAGATCCAGTCCGAAGCGGATCGGCGCGAGGCCAAGCGTGCCAACGAGGCGCGTGCGCGTGAGATGCGCGAGCTGCGGGACAAAGACCCGTGGGAGCACTCGAAGCGACTGCGCGAGGCCGAAGAGCTCCAGAGCGCTGAAGCAAACCAGATGCAGTTCTTCGCTGCCATCGGCAGCGAGTTCGACAAGGTCAGCATCGACCCGATCTTCGAGCGGCTACCCGACGAAGAACGGCAGCGGATTCTCAAGCTCGAGGGAGCGCAGAACCGTGGGCTGGACGGGCGCAGACTGATCGTCAGCGAGTCGATGAAGGCACTTGAAAAACACTGGAAGGCAGAAGGCGCACGCGAGGCCGAGACGCGGCTGCGGAAGAACACCGCGTTCAGGAAGCAAGTCCTGAGCGAAGCGCGCGGGCAGACACCCGAGCCGGAGGTCATCTCTGGCGTGGGCCGCAGCAACGGTGCCGATCAGACCGTCTCCGCCTTGCTGCGCGGCTTCTACAACCTGGGCGAACACAACGAGATGGGCTGAGCGTCCGAGCACCTCAGCCCGTAATCACGGGGGATTGAGGTGCCATACAACAGCATTGCCGTCAGGACTACCCCGGGTGGTGGTCCACTTATTCCTGAGGACGTACAGCGCGACATCGTCCAGTCCGTCGAGGTCAAGAGCGCGGCGCTGACGCTCATGCCGCACGTCAGCATGAAGCGCGCGCAGCAGCGCATCCCGGTCATGTCGCAGCTACCGATCGCGTACTGGGTGGCGGGTGCCAGCCTGGACGCGCGCGACATCGGCATGAAGCAGACGACCACGCTTCAGTGGGACAACGTCTACCTGAACGCTGAAGAGATCGCGGTGATCGTGCCGATCGCGAAAAATTTATTGGCGGACATGGACTACGACTTCTGGTCGCAGACCAAGCCCAAGATCACCGAGGCGTTCGCCGTCGCGCTGGACGAGGCAATCTTCTTCGGCGTGAACGCGCCATCCACGTTCCCCTCGAGCATCGTCTCGGGCGCCAACTCGGCGGGCAACCTCGTGGTCGCGGGCACGTCCACCGTGGACTACCTGGATGATGTCAACACCGCCATGGCCACGGTCGAGGCCGACGGCTTCGACGTGACGGGCTTCTGGGCACGGCGTCAGGTGAAGGCGAAACTCCGCGGTCTGCGCGATACCACGAAGGGAATGCTCTACTACCCCGAGACGGCGCCGACCGAGTCGCCGAACATCGGCTCCCTGTACGGCGAGCCGATCGTCTTCAGCAACGCTGGTCTGTCAGGGTTCGTCACGGGCGCGGCCAACTACTCGATGATTGGCGGCCAGTGGGACCAGAGCATGCTGGGCGTGCGTGAAGACATCACCATGGAGATGTTCGACACGGGCGTCATCACCGACAACGGCACGCCGCCGGTCATCCAGTACAACCTGCTTCAGCAGGACATGGTCGCGCTGCGTGTCGTGGCCAGGTTTGCGTGGGCGATTCCCAACCCGGTGAATCGTCAGCAATCGACCAAAGCGTCGCGCTATCCGTTCTTCGTTGTGCAGCAAAAGGCCGCGACAGGCGGCGAGGGTTAGCGATGAGCAACGTCATCTTTCTTGCACCCGTGCAGGACTCGGTGACGCCGACGACCTACTACGGCAAACACAACCAGGTTGCTCTGTCGGACGAGGTGTTCGTCAGGAACCTGATTCGGGATGGCAAGGCAGCTCTGATGGGGGCGACGGTTCGTCGCCCCAGCGTTACGCCGATCGCTGCCACCACGGCTACGGTCAACTGGACGGTCGATCAGGCATGCACGGGCATGCTCGTCAACTACGGCACCACGACCGCGTACGGCAGCACGCAGAACGCCACGCCGACGAGCGGCACCGGCGACATCGTGGCCAACCTCACGGGCCTCACCACGGCAACGCTCTACCACTACCGCATCTCGGTGACGGTGGGCAGCTACACGACGCTCACGCCGGACGCCACGTTCACCACGTCTTAGGAATCCCCATGGCGAAACGGAACTGGATAGCTGGCGCGATCAGTAAGCCGGGGTCGCTCCGCAAGACGCTGGGCGCGAAGTCGGGCGAGCCGATCCCGCGTGGAAAGCTCGAGGCCGCCGCCAGGAAGGGAGGCAAGACGGGCCAGCGAGCTCGTCTTGCGATCACTCTCAGAAAGATGGGCAAGTAATGGCAACCAGGAAGTACCCGCGGCGCAGTGCCACGATGCTGGCCATGCGCGCGCTACCGCCGTTCAAGCCAGTGCCGGGCATGCCGCCAACCGGGGTGGCGCCCAACATGCCGCCGGGGCGGCGCGCGGCCTCGACGGCAGCCACGCCACCGAAGAAGAAGTAATGCCCGGCGGTAGACCATACAAGAAGCCTGTCAGCAAGGCTCAGGCGCGATTCTTCGGCTACGCGGCTGGAGGCAACGTACCTGGCTTCAGCGCTGAAGAGGCGCAGAAGAAGCTGAAGGGCGTCAAGCAGAGCAAGCTGCCTGCTCGAAAGGGGAAGAAGTAGTGCCAGAGGTTCGACTGCTCTCGCCGTTCACCGACAAGGACGGCAATCATTACGCCGCGGGCGAGGTCATCGACTTCGACGCGGCCACGGTGGCAACGCTCCGTGCCGACGGCAAGGCGTCGCTGATCGCCGACGAGGAGGCAGCGGCAAAGGCGGCCAACGAGGGGGTCTACGGCGCCCACGTCAGTCGCGAGGATGTCGGGCATACGAAGGCTGAGGAGACGAAGAAGGAGAAGAAGTAATGCCCAGGCTGCGTTTCCTCGCGCCATCGGTCGATCCGCGGCCAGCCAAGGCGGGCACCGTCTACGGCCCCGGCCACGAGACGGACTTCGATGAAACTGACTACGAGTACGTGATTCAGCTACGCGCCGACGGCAGGGCAGAGATCATCGACGCCACCGGCCTACCTGCTAGCAGCGCGCTCGCGCCCATCAGCATCGAGCCGGCGTGATCACACTGGCGCAGCTCGAGCAGGAGGTCGCGCGTCGTGTGGGGCCTTTCTTCCAGGCTGCCCAGGACACAGGTACGCCGACGACGAGCACGACCACCAGCGCGATCATGCCCACGCTCAAGACCACGGCACTGCTGGGTGGTCCGGAGAACCTGTGGCTGCTGCGCCGCAACGCGCCGACTGCTCCCGACCGGCAGCGCCTCGTGCAGTCCTACGATTCCGCAGCTGGTCGCGTGATCGTGGATCGCAACTGGCGCGACCCGATGGCGCCCGGCGAGTCCGCCGAGTTCCATCATCTGGACCCGGCGCAAGAGCTGCGAGTGTCGGTGCTCGCAGGCTTGCGCCGGTGTTTCATGGAAGACCTCATCGCCACCAGCGCGACGAGCGCGTACGGCGACATCGACCTGAGCTACGCCTCGCCGTGGATCGCCTCGCCGAATCAGGTGCTGCGGGTGCAGTACGGCTGGACGAAACCGGCGGGCGATGCGCCGTTCGACGCGTACATGCAGGGTGGCCACGTCATGCTGGGCGGCGCGTGGGGCAGCTACGCACCCTCGAGCGTGTGGGTCACCGCACTCCGGCCGCACTGGTCCTGGGTGAACGGCGCCGACTCGACCACGGGACCGACCGCGGACACTGACCAGCTCTGGGTCGATCTCGACTACGCCGCGTCCGCGGGGCACATCGAGGCGTGGCACCTGTTCCCCTCGAGGATGTTTGCCGCGGCGGCGGGGAATCTTCAGGCCACCCAGGCGATGGCGGCCCAGGAGTTCACGCGGCAGGCGATGATCTGGGCGCCAGAAACCTCGAGCAGGATTGGCTTTTCTGACGTGTTCGGCAACTACCAGCCAAGCGTGGTGTTGTGAGTACTGACGTTATCAACTGGAACGCGGTCGGTGGCGAGCCACTGCCACCGACGTGGGCGCAGGGGCCACCGGGTCCACCAGGACCGGCTGGTCCGATCGGCCCGGTTGGGCCACCTGGCAAGGACGGGGCTGAGGGTATCCAGGGCGTTCAAGGGCCAACCGGTGCTACTGGAGCGCAGGGGCCGATTGGTCCAACTGGGCCGCAAGGCTCGCAGGGGCTACAGGGGGCGACCGGAGTGCAAGGCCCGGTCGGCCCCGCTGGTAGCACTGGCGCGACGGGACCACAGGGGTCAACGGGGCCAACCGGACCAACGGGACCGCCAGGCCTGGGCGTGCCGCCAGGTGGCGCAGCCGGCACGGTGCTCACTAAGAAGACCTCAGCCGACAACGACACGCTGTGGGCACCAGCAGCGGGTGGGCTGACGTGGCCGCTCCAGGCACCGAATGGGTCGGCCACCGCACCTAGCTACAGCTTTGCGACTGATCCAGCGATTGGTGTTAGCGCGAGCGGTTCGTCCGGGGCTGCCGATCTGACGCTGAGTGCCACTCGCTACGTCGTCGGCGGCGGCAAGGCCGGGGCGTTCCTGGCGGGCAACGTGTACTGGACCGGCAGCCAGTGGAATCTCTTCGACACCACCAAGGGTGGCGTGTTCATGGGTGCCGACGACACCTCGATGTACGTCTACACCACGCCTGTTGGCGTGAACCCGGCGACGCCAACAGTGCGGCTGCAAGTCTCGGCCTCGTCACTGTCGCCAGCGGTGCCGATCCTGTTTGCCTCCGACAACGCCTATGACATCGGAGCCTCCGGCGCATACAGGCCACGCAACGTGTACGCAGCAGGCAGGCACTACGCTGGCAATCACAGCTTCTACGCCTATGACGGCAACAGCATCGGCATGGACGTGGGTGCGAATCAGAATTTCCAGCTTCACTACCTTGGGCAACTGAAGCTATACGGTGCTGGACCGGCGTTAGGCTTCGGAGCCACGTCGCCAACTGCTGACGCATGGCTGGTGTATGAGGGTGGCAACACTCTCGCTCAGCGCAACGCCGCTGCTCCTCAGACCTTCAGGATCTACAACACCTACACCAGCCCGACCGACTACAGCCGCTTCAGGATCAGTTGGGGAGCTAATCAGGTCACGCTTGGCACCGAGAACGCTGGTTCTTCTGGGGCCTCTCCGATGATCATCAGCACCGGCACTGGCAACAGCCAGCAGCTTTCGATCCTCTCGGACATCTTGACCTTCCAGACTGCGAGCGTCACCCGTTGGGCAATGGTGCAGTCCGAGGGCGGGCACTTCAGACCGGGCGCTGACAACACCTACGACCTGGGCACCTCTGGCAACCGAGTTCGCAATATCTACTCGGCAGGCGCTCTGACCGCAGGGGCAGCGACGCTTTCCGGCAACCTGCTGTTTAGCCCCGATAACACCTACGACATCGGTGCATCGGCGGCCACAAGACCCAGCGACCTCTACCTGGGCCGCAACGCCACGATCTCTGGCACGATGGGCATCGGGGCCAACGCGGGTACGCCGACTGGCCTGATCGTCCAGCACATCTACACCCTGGCGACTGCCAATCAGACGGAACTCAACGTCTTCCCGTACTTCAGTTCCGGGGCGACGGGCAGCGGCACGGCACTCAACATCAGCGCGGGCACGCAGAACGTCAGTTTCACGATGCCCAGCCTGTACTTCATCAGGCTGAACGGCGCACCGGTCATCCAGTCGCCCAGCACGGTCACC